ATAAGCCTCATGGCCTCTTTTCTGGAACTCTATGCACACGGCTTGGGATTCCTCACACGCGATTAGTACTCTCATATTTCCCCGTATCGGACGGGTGGCCGTTTCTGTTTGATTACGATGTAAAGTAGCAACCAATTTAAACCAAAGTCAATAGTTGGAGGATTTTTATTTTCGGTTAGTTTGGTATATCTTTGTACTAAACAGGTTGCAATATGGCAAAGAAAGACAAAAAACCCACAAATAAGGCTAAATTCAGCCTTTATCTGGATAAGGACGTGATGGCCAAAGTAGCTAAAAAGGCTGATTCTTTGGATCGCTCGGTTAACTGGGTGGTTGAAAATACACTTGAGGTGACGATAAAATGACGGGCGTTTACTTTCTTTTACAGGATAGCAAGGTCGTTTATATTGGGCAGACTAAAAACATAAAGCAAAGGCTTGTCAATCATTATGTGTATTTTGATTCATATCGTTTTATGCCTTGTGACATTAATAGGATGAATGAATATGAGACAAGATGGCTAAAGCGATTCAGGCCACAGTTCAATAAGATAATGGTTGGCGCACATAACCCATTTTCTATGTCTGGTCGCAAGTCAGAATATAACCCCGAAACCCTTGAAATAGGGCAGAAAATGGACATTAAGGCAAAAAACCGCAAATTCGGCCATCAGTACGCCTATGGCTTTAGTAAGCGATTAACGCCAAAAAGGTTTAAATTTGTTGAGGATCAGATTGAAAGGGTAGCATGAAGACTGAAGATATTTTGAAACAAGACTTCTATGATTTTTGCGGAGTTGGAGCGGCATGGATGGATAATAATGCTAAGATTAAGTATTGGAGAGAAATAATAGAAGGTGGTAAGTCATGCCCTAATGGTGTTGATACGGGCATAATCAGCGATGAAATGCCCTTATCCGAAAATGGGGAGCGAATAAGCATGACGATAACAGAACACTATAACGCAGAGGGGAAAATGACCAGACCCGGCATGAAACAGAAGTCACTTGCCCAGCTTAAAAAGGACTTAACCAAGGTATTCAATGCGTGGATTAGAAAAAGGGACTCATTATTCCGTGGCCAATATTTTAAATGCATATCGTGTCAAGAACTTAAACCAACTACCCAAATGCACGCGGGTCACTTCTATGCCGCTGGTAACTTTTCAGCCATTAGATGGGACGAGGATAATTGCCACGGGCAATGCGTGAAATGTAACACCTTTTTACATGGAAATCTACTTGAATACCGCAAAGGACTGTTAGCCAAGATCGGAGAGGAGCGGTTAACCAGGTTAGAGATAAGGCGGCACAATGAAAGTAAAATGGGTAGATTTGAGTTAGAAACGCTGATAAAGAAGTACAAATGACTTTTTATGAAACCATAAAACTACTTGAGGGCAAAACCATAAAAGTGATGGATTGTACCAAAACTGGCGATTTCAAGACCATATCAATTGAAACTACCTGTGGTCATGTTTTAAAAATATATGCCGCCGTTTCACAACCATTTAACAACGCGGCTCTACAGGTTTCCATTGATGATTCTGAAAGAGAACCAAAATGACCCTCACCACCATATCCAGTATTGACTACTACGATGGTATGTACGGGGTAATAGTTTACAACTGCTTCGGCCATAGTGATTTAAACGGTGATTTGTGGTATTATAGAATATTAATGAATTGATATGATTTTTATCATGCCACCAAATATGCCGGGGATGGGTAGCCCAAGACTGAAATGGTGGGAGATACTTCTTTGTTTTTTGCCACTCATAATCCTAGTTGGAACTGCTATCTATCACTTTATATGAAACCCTACCAAGTCCCCCAATTTGATTACCCTAGGCCGTTAAAGAAACGGCTAAGGGCGATGGCTATCAATGCAGCCGCTTATTTAGCAATGGCATTAACCATCATCATTTTACTATTGTTCAGATGTAGTGAAGACCCTAAGCCCGAAATGGTAAGCCTGTTAATTCTTGGCAATAGCATCACCCATCATGGCCCCGTGGCAGCTCTCTCATGGGCAGGAGATTGGGGCATGGCTGCAAGTGATTCCACGAAAGACTACGTTCATCAACTAGTGAGCAGGATCCCGGTAAAACGCTATAAGGCTATTAACATAGCCTATTGGGAAAGGGACTTCAATTACCAGGATATGCCCAAGGAATCTACCTATGATGTGCTTTTGATCCGGTTAGGCGAAAACGTACCCATCGACTCACTTAAAACGTATGAAGCAGGATTGAGAAATCTTGTAGAGCGATACAAGGCAAAGAGGCTGATAATTACGGGGAATTTCTGGTCTAACTCCCACAAAGACTCTATCCAACAAAAGGTTGCATTATCATATCACGGAACCTATGTATCTTTGTCTGGACTTGATACTGACCTGACTAATGAGGCGGTAAATGAGTATGAGGGCGGGGTTGGCCGACATCCCTCAGATAAGGGGATGAAGGAAATGGCATTACGAATAGCAAAACAGTTTTGAAACCATCGTTCTTACTTTTTCATAGCGTTTTAGGTTTAAGGAGGTTTAGGGCCGGGACTGGTTATCTCGGCTCTTTTTTTTAACTTTGTTTTAATGACCGAAAATAACGGCGAAAATCGGAATCCAGACGGAACATTTGGCCCCGGCAACCCAGGCAAGCCAAAGGGGGCCGTTACGCGCGTTTCGGTAAAGGTGAAGGAGTCAATACACGCCTTTATGGAAAAGAACGTAGAGACCATTCAGGCATCATTTGATGAACTTGACCCAAAGGAAAAGCTGGATTTTATAGCTCAGCTGCTTTCATATACGATCCCCAAACTTAGCGCAACGCAAATTGATGCCGAACATTCAGGGGGACTAACCATAAGATTTGAAGAACCAGGAAACTACATTTACCCTTCCCAAAACGAAGGTGGTGATGGAATCCCTGAAAGCGTTTAATCAGGGATATAGAATCATAGTAAATCAAGGGGGAACCCGATCAGGAAAGACTTTCAGTCTGGCCCAATTACTCATCTACCTAGCCTTCCGGCAAAAAGTATCAATTTCCATATGTTCGGTAGCCTTTCCGCACCTGAGAAAGGGTGTCATGAGGGATTGGCGTAAGATCATGGAGGACTTCAGGCTATACAGTGATTCTGCCCACATGAAGACAGAGCAGATGTACACCTATCCAAACGGGTCCTATATCGAGTTTTTCAGCGTTGACAATGCCCTAAAGGTTCGTGGGCCGGGGAGGGACATTCTTTTCATCAATGAGGCTAATATCATCCAATACGAGACCTTCCGGCAACTGCTTTTAAGGACAAAGAAGTGCATTTTCATCGATTATAACCCGGCTGATGAGTTCCATTGGATTTATGACAAGATCCTAACCCGTCCGGACTGTTATTTTATCAAATCCACCTACAGAGACAACCCATTTTTACCAAATGAGCAAATCAAAGAGATTGAAAGCTACCGGGACACCGATGAAAACTTTTGGCGAATCTACGGAGAGGGCGAAAGGGGCCATTCTGAGGGGGTCATTTACACTCATTGGGCTATTTGTTCAACTATTGGTAGTGGTAGGGTCATTTATGGCCTTGACTTTGGCTATAACAATCCTACTGCCCTGGTACGCGTTACAGAAATTGATAAGAATCTTTACGCTGAAGAGTTGATCTATCAATCTCACCTGACTACGGCTGAACTGATAGAGCTTCTAAAGCAGAAATTAAAGCCACATGAGAAGATATACGGAGATTCTGAGGACTCTAGATTCATCGCCGACATCCGAAGGGCTGGATTTAACATAGACGCAATAAAGAAGGGGCCGGGATCGGTAAAATCGGGGATAGACTTCATAAAATCCCGGAAACTATTCATTCACTCCACCAGCTCAAACCTTTTAAAGGAAATCAAGTCATACAAGTTCAATACCAAAAACAAGGTAGAAGAACCCATTAAGCAGTACGATCACGCTATGGATGCCATGAGATACGCAGCCATGTCGTTAAAACAAAGCACAGGAGCCTACCACTCACCAATGATAATCAAATGATAAAACGCCTGGAATGGATTCATGATGTGCCAGAGGCAATGGACAGTTCACAGATGGAGCTTGCCATTTGCCGGCAATACAAGGCTTTGGTAACGATGCCCCGCCTTACTTTAGAGGAAAGGATCAGAACGCTTGAGAACTGGCTAAGGTGGTATCATAGCACCGATTTCAGTGGCAGATACCCTACCAATCAGACTATATTTGTCAGGAGGCTTTTAAAAATGATGAAGGCCAAATTAATAAGCATGGGGCCAAAGAGACATTACATTAAAATCCAATCACAATGATAAAGGCAACGGTAAACGGAAAGAAGGTCCAGATAGAGACCTCATGGGAGGAACTTAGCTTTGAGAAGTATTTAAAACTGCTATCGGTCAAAGATGACAAAGCAGAATTGTTATCTGTGCTTCTCGATATGCCATCAGAGGACATAAAGAAGGGCAGGATTATAGGGCTTGAGGGCATTCTAAGGGCGGTGTCCTTCATGAAAACAACGGCTTTAATAGACGAAAAGCCCACAAAATTAGGTGATTGGAAGATACCACAGGACATCACCTTCGAGTCAGTAGAACAATACGAAACCATGCGGCAAAAGATCACTGAGGCGGCTAAGCTGGACAACCTGACCAAACAGACTGAAATGATAGCGCATTACGTTTCTATCTACTGTCAGCCGCTGGACGGCGAGTCCTTTGACCCCGAAAAGGCTGAATGGCTTGTCCCCAAGATCATGAAAATGCCATGCATGGAGGTCATGTCGTGCGGTTCTTTTTTTCAGGCCAAGTGGTTGAGTTTGGAAAGCGGCTTGCCGATGAACTACCTCCGCAAGAGTATTCCAATGAAGAAATCGAGGCCGGTTTTAAACGCATTTCTGAGACATTCGGGTTTTACGCGACTCTCGACAATATTGCGCGCTATGTGGGCCAAGATGACAAGCAGGTACTAAAATGGAGTGTTAATGAGTTTTATACCAAGGTTAAATACCTGGCCTGGAGAGCTCACGCACAGAAGGAATATCAAGATATTTTGAATAAGCGTACTAATAAATAACCTTTGCACAAATGAGTAAGCTGGTCAGGGAGTTCATAAGGGATACGGTCTCGGAGGTTAGCGACAAGCTGAGCTTTTCCTATGCCCGGGAGTCTGACTTCAATGCTATCCGAAACAAGAAGTTCCCCGCCGTACTTTTAAAACCACTCAACTACACGATAGACGTACAGGATTGGGGCAGGGTGTTAAACTACGACTGTGGGCTGTTGTTCTATGACCTGGATGCTAAGGGTGATGATGAGAAGATCACACAGAAGATCCTTGAGAAGATCGATCCCCTAGTGCAGCAATTCCTTATAAAACTAAACAGGAACAGTTTAACGGTTATCGATGACCCGGAGGAAGATGTAACGAGTGAAAAGATTGTTATCTCAGACATCAGGGCGCAGGAAAGGATTAAATTCACTTCGGATATTGTAACGGGGTGGGAGGTCACATTTACCATGAGCGTTCCTGATACTATGGATGTTTGCGACGTTTATGATTGAAGACATCCTACATGAGCGTGGGCGGGAGGCGGTTGATTCCATAAGGGCAAACCTTACTCCTATCAACGCCACATCAAAGACTTCAAATAGCGTCAGTTACAGGGTTTTTAAACAAGGAGACAAGACCACTCTCCAGGTAGTTGGCACACGCCCATTTTTTGCTACCGTGGAGACTGGTTCTAAACCATCAGATAAGAACCCAAGTCCCGAGATGATACAGAGCCTAACGGAGTGGGTGCAAGTCAGGGACGTGCCAAAAGACAAAGTTTGGGGAGTAGCGAAGACGATTTTAAAGAAGGGTTCGAAGCTTTGGCGTGAAGGTGGGAGGAAGGATATTTATTCCAACGTCAGGGAAGAAACGATTAAAAACGTTATGGATGACATTAAAAAGACAATGAAGGAGCGGTTCTCAGGGGCTATGAGTAATTTCAAATCAGTGTAGATGGCAATCACAGTAGTTAAATATCCACAGGGTTACATAGTTGACACCTCAGCGGTACAAGCAGGCGTATCCAGTTCTTCGGGGGCTTTGTTTACCCGCGTGGGGCACGGGCTTAATACCGGGGACTTCATATACATCATTTCAAGCCTGTCAGCCTATAACGGGTACTGGTATGTCAATAAGGTTGGAGCAGACACATTTCGCATAAGGGAATATGCCACAGCCTCGGATGTTTCATATGTTAATTCAGGGTGGGTTACTTACTATAAATCACAGGCTACGCACGGATGGAACTCAGCACATCTACCGATCATCTACAAACTTAAATCTGATTCATGGCCTATCAACGGAGTGGACACTGCCAGAACCATCACAACGTTTAGCAACTGGAACGGATATACCGCATTGGTGTTGGCGGGAGACATTAAAAGCTCAGGCACGGCCTCAGCACTCGAAAGCGTTGTATTATCGGGCACTTCGGTGGATGGGGTTTATAAAATCGTCCAATGGTCGAGCGACACGGCCATAGTGATAGACCTGCTCTACTCGGCTGCTAATGTTCTAAGTTCAGGCACTTGCCAGTATTACTATCTGAACTACCACGCCAAAGTAAAGGTTTACGCCGGGCTGACTGGTTCGCACTATTGGAACGCATCCAAGCCCTATGAGTTAATCACCACCCAAAAACTTGTCCCCGATTCTACGGGGATAATGACGCTAAACGTTTCAGAATTTGCTCTTGCCAAGATAGAGATTTTAAAGAACGACTTACAGCAGGATGAGCTTCCTAATGACCTGGATTCATGGTGCAGGATATATATCTCAGTTGCCGAGGCTTACGATGATTCAAATATGTACACGGTGTCCGAATATGTGTCCTCTTACACGGACGACACTACAGAGGTTTACGCAGTAAATGCCAAACTACCATTTCAAACCCGTTCGGCGGGTACTTTGGATCAATATGTTTCGGGCGGTACGGCACTCACCTATCAGAAATTCCTAACTCCGTTTACAAGGCCAACTCTCTTTGTCGGGCATTATTTTGATGTGTCATATATCGTGAATACTTCCTTCCCGAATCTCTACATGAAGCGGGATCTTTACCGTAAGACAAACGGGAACTATTCTCTAATCTCATCCAACATAGACATTCTCCCAGACATGGATCAGGGTGTTTACAGATACAGGGTAACTCAATCAGCCTCACTTGAGGACCGGATAGATTTAACCCTTTACAACTATTATTCGTCCTCCACGATGTCAGAGACCAAGACAATCGACGTGGTTACGCCTTGCGATCAACATGACACGGTAGGAATGTATTTCACATGGAAAAACTACTTGGGCGGGGAGGATTACTGGTACTTCTCAGCTCAAAAGACCTACATGGTTGATGTTACCGAAAACAAGACGCAGACCAAAAACATTTACAACGAGTATCCAAAGTCTTATTCAGAACTGGCACAGTCTATCGATCAGCAGTCGGTAAGGAAGTCTAAAAACGTGATTAAGGTAAACTCACAATATCTAACTAAGGCCCAGGTTGACGGCATTGCATGGATGGTCTCCTCTCCTCTTGTTCAAGTCTTGACTGACTCAACTGTAGGGGCGATCACCGTGCAACAACTCAGGACGGTACTGATAGACCCATCTACGCTTAAAAAATATCAGGATAGGGATAATTTATATAGCATTTCATTTACGGCTACTTATACGGACGAATTACCAGTTCAGGAATTATGACCAGTTTTGTAGATGACAACGGTAATTATCTGGATTACTCGGGAGCCGACCTGATACACACAAAGCAGGTAGCATCCTTCTATGACTTTAAATTAAAGGGTGATTTCACGATAGATTTTAAACTGCCGAATACAGCAAGGAACCGGGACACGCTTGGATATTATGGACCACAGCAGATAGTAAGCCCGGCATTTTCACAGAACCCCTTTACAATTGTCAGAGACGGTAATGCTATCGTCAGGGGTTATTTAATCCTAAAGGGAAGCGATAAAGATAATATTGATGCCTTCTTTGTATCTGGTAATACGAATTGGTTTGATGTTCTTCAATTCAACGTTAGGGATATAGTATTTGATCCCCGGTTTACGATAGCATGGGACACGATGGACACCCAAAAGACCGCGACTGAGGGGATTGTATTTCCGGCAGTTGATTGGTGTTATAACGGAAACCGAAGGAGCAGGTCAATAAACCTTCAGAACTTTCATGAGGCGATAGGGCCAACTGATTACATTCAGGAGGCATTCCCTTGTTTGTATATGCACACCCTGGTAAGTCAGATGGCTAACCACGCAGGGATAAGCATAGGGGGAGATTTGACTAGCGATCCTATTTACAAAAGGATTCTCATCACTCCGGCGGGGCCGGATATGAGTATTTCTGACGCACTGATAAAACATACAGTTTGCAGTACCGGGATGAGTGCAGACCAGGTTACACCAGCGACTGGTCCATTTGATACCGTCTATGACATCGGTGATTTGGCCAAGTATGACAAATCAACTTATCGTTATAGATGTCCCATCAAAGGAGTTTATAAGGTAGTGGTTGATTATACCATTGTTTCAGGCACGATAAACATTCAGGCCAATCAACTTCGTGGAGGGTCTTCATACGCAACACTACTATGGTATTCTGGCCCGGGCCAGACTGCGGGTAACATGGTGTTTAACTTCGCCTGTGATGCCGGTGATGAATTAAGCGTTACTGGTGCGGGTGGTGGATTAATGGCGGCTAATACTACGGCAATTTATTCACTTGAAGACAGCAGTAAGCCTTATTACATCTACAATAACGGGGCGAGTAGCTATCTGGTAGCCTGTACGGGGCTGGTAATGCCTAACGCGATTTGTCCTGACCTTACGGGGGTAGATTTGCTTAAGGCACTCTGTGTCATGTTCGGGGCCTACTGCACCTATGATGAGTATGCCAAAGTAATTTCACTTAACAAGATTTCAAAGCTGAAAAGAGAGAATGCAAAAGATTGGAGCAAATATTACGTCTCTCATTACAACAACTATCAAACAGGGGTAGCCACCAATAACTTCATAAAATATCAGGACACACCAGAAGTAGGACTGCTTCCATACAATCAGGAGAACGTGGCTGGTTATGGAGGATGGAATCTGCAAACCTCATTCGAGCAAGTTGCCTATAAGACTGTTTACAAACTTCCATTTGCCGGGGCGTGGGATCAGCACCCGAAGATGATGGTGGGATGGTATTTACCCTACATAAAGTTTTACGAGTTGTCCGATGACAAAAGCGTGACTTGGAATTTTACCAGCGTAACTAATAGCGGTGGGGATGCGGCATTTACTTCAGGCGCGGGAGATCAGCCATTTAAAGCCGGTGATTTAGTAAGAATTACCGGGACGTTTTATTCAGGATATGGGATTGTTGCCAATTCATATAACACATTTACCATTAGTTGTAATTACATTGATTATATCGCGACCGATACGGGAATAATTACAAAAGTAACCTATACTCCCGTTAACACGGTGAATAGACTATTGCTTGCATCCCCGGGGGCCAATGTATCTGATTTTGGGGCGGCTGGATTTGGTTTTTACTACGGTGCCGGATTAACTTCAGTGGCATACTCTACTACCTGCATGGCCGCATGGTTTGACCGTCCTAAGATGGGGCTAGGAATAGATTCAAATACTGATTCTTTAGCTTTAGACACCATATCGAACAGGGACTATAATACCACGTTGAGCGAACGCTATCACCAGTATATAGAGAACATTTACAATAATCCAACGGTAAAAGCAAAGATGACTCTCCCGACGAGTGTATTTCAATCTTTCCTGTTTGATAGTTTCATTTACCTTAAAACGGAATCTTTAACGGGGTATTTCTTTGTTCAAAAGATTGAATGGCGGGATTCGGTAACGGAGTGTAATGTTGAACTTTTATATATAGACTAACATGGCAGACGAAACATATCTAATTAAGATCGAGGTAGAAGGTGACGTAAAAGCCAATCAGGCTACCGATAAGCTATCCCAATCAATTGAGAAACAGACCAAGTCTATTAAAGACCTGCGGGAAGAGAACAAGCAACTCACCAAAGCAAGGAATGAGGTTGATCTGAATAGCGAGGCGGGCAGGAAAAAACTTCAGGATCTTAATTCTCAACTCGACAAGAATAATGAGACGATTAAGAAGAATGTAGATGCCTACACCAAACAAAAGATAGGCATAGGTGATTACAAGGGGGCTTTAGATAAACTCGTCCCCGGATTAGGGGCTACTGCCACGGGATTCCAGGCGATGACCACAAAGGCTCTTGCTTTTATCGCTACCCCTATTGGGGCAATTATCACAGCTGTAGGGGTGGCACTTGGGGCGTTAACGGCGTATTTCAAGGGAACCGGAGAGGGGCAGGATAAACTGACGGCTATAATGTCAGTGGGGAAAGTTGCTTTCGAGGCCTTTACCCGTGTAGTGGAACAACTAGGTAAGGTTCTTTTTAAAGTCATTGAGTTCATTGGTGACGCGGCCATGAAGGTCATACAGTTCGTTAATCCAGCCGCCGCCGCTGCTATTGAATCAGCCGTAAAGGCAGGACAGGCCATTGCCAAACTTGATGACGAAATAGACCAGCGCGAAACGGATATGGTTCTTAAAAGGGCCGAAACTCAAAACAAGGTAGCCAAACTTCGTGCGCAAGCGGTAGAACAGGAGGGAGCGCAAAAAAGAGCAACTATTGAAGAGGCTATCAATTTAGAGAAGGCTTTAGCCAAGGAGGAGGTAGATCTTGCCAATCAGAGAGTAAATCTTTGGAAGCAGCAACACGCGACTAAAACTGATTTAACCGATGAGGAAAAGCGGCAAATAGCTGAATTGAGCGCGGCGGCTATTAGTGCAGACACCGAAGCATACGAAAATACCCTGAGGCTTAAAAAGGAATTAGAGGGACTTGATAAGGGATCGGCTGCTGCAGCGGCGGCCGCAGAGGCTGAACAAATAGCGAAAGAGCATAGAGATTCAGAGTTAAACAGCGTACAGACCACAGAGATAGCCAAACAGTTGGCAGTAGATGGTACAGTAAAATTCAATCTTGATGCCGCGTCTAAACAATCGGCTGCGTGGCTCAAGGCTGACAAAGCCAAACAAGATCATGCCAACGCTACAGAGGCGCAGATAACAAAAATAGCTTTTCTTGAAAGCCAGAACAGGCTTGCTAATATCTCCACTACGCTTAGCATGGCCGCCGGGCTGATGGATCAAACCACAGTAGCATATAAGACATTTGCTATCGCTAGGGCATCGGTTGATACTTACAGGGCAGCAAACGCGGCACTCGCTGAGGGACTTGGGTTCCCTATCGGTACTGCTTTAATGCTGACTACTATCGCTATGGGCCTTGCTAACGTGGCCAAGATTGCCGGATTTGCTGATGGTGGATATACAGGCTCAGGAGGAAAATACGAACCGGCAGGAGTTGTTCACAGGGGTGAATATGTTGTCCCGGCTCATATCGTCTCAAATCCCTCCTACTCAGGACATTTAACCCAACTTGAATCAGCCAGGAGGGGATATTCAGACGGTGGGTTGGTAACTAATCAGGCTACGGCAGACATCGACCGTAGTGCTACGATGACAAGCGCATTAAGCAAAATGCAGTTTGTGGTTAGCTGGATGGAAGGAGAGGCCATAAGACAGTCAGTACAGTATAAAGAAAACATGACTACCGCATGAGTGAATTTCAAAAGAAGTACAATCTAAGCGAGGTGCAGATGAAAGCCATGATAAAAGATGGATGGATTACCTGTTCCCTACCCCACTATGAAGAAGTGATAATTCACTATAAATCAAGCCAATCCATGCAAAAGACGGCTGATCATTTTGGCATTTCCAAGAAGCACGTTTGGGACATAGTACACCGTTTCCAATAAACTAAACTTTTTTTAAATCCAATCGGGGGAATTTTACTCCCGATGACAGGACACATCTTCATTGAGGGCGAGGTAGGCGAAAAAGTTACCATTGAATCGGTACGCGCCGATATAGCCCTTTATCCTGAAGCTACTGAGTGGGAAGTTCATATCGATTCCCCTGGTGGCGATGTTGACACCGGCTATGCCATAGGGTCAATTCTAAATAATCTTAAACACACTACTGCAAACATAGGAGCTTTATGCGCTTCTATCGCGACGTATTGCGCACACTGCTGCGACAAAATCATAATGGGCCCCGCCGGGGACTTTATGATCCACTTGCCTACCGGAACTGTACAGGGTACTGCCACAGACTTACGAAAGGGGGCCGAGCGACTCGACCGCATTAAGTCAGAGCTTACCACCCGTTACATGAAACGCGTAGCTAGGAAGGGTGTATCAGCATCACAGGTGTCCAGTATGCTTGACGAGGAAACGAGCATGAGCCCCAGCGAAGCGTTGGCAATGGGCTTCGTAGATGAGGTGCGGGAAAAGTTAAAAGCCGTTGCAAGGTTTAACACACAATTTAAAAATATAGAAATGGAAACAATGTCAAAAGACGAGGCTAAGGGATGGTTTGAGAATATCGGCAAGAAACTCGATGAGGTGATGCGCAAATTCCGCAACGCCGTAACTGTTACTCTCGCCGATGGTTCTGTAATCAATTCAGATGCCCCGGATGTAAATTCACTGGTAGGCTCAAAACTTACCGATGAAGCCGGCGCGCCGCTTGTTGCCGGAACATATGAGACTATGGATGGCATCGCTATCGTAGTTGATGAAACCGGAACGGTAGTATCTGCGGCCCCCATCGTAGAAGATAAGGGTAAGGATGACAATGCCGCTAAAATTGCCGCTTTGGAGGCCGAAAACGCCACTTTGAAGCAACAACTCGCAGATAAAGAGGCTGGCGTTAAGGCACAGGTAGAGGCACAGGCGAAGACTACGGCAGAGTTCAAAAACGCTTTGAAAGAAGTGCAAGACGAACTCTCAAAAATCAAAAACACGACTTTCGGTGATCCCAATCCTCCGATAGACGCACCAGACAAAACGATTGGCAAACAAACCGACCCGATGGTAGATGCTATGGCTAACTCACTCGGATCGGCATTCGTAACATCAAGACGATTCTAAAATGGAAGCACAAAACAAACTTGTAACAGACTTGCAAAAACAAGTCGATGAGATGAAGGCACAATTCAAAAACGCCACCTCATACTCATATTCGCCGGGATATACCTTCGTTGGCAATTTGCCCACGGAGCTATTCTATGCACCCTCAATCGGCACTCCGGCTATCTCTGACATCTTCACAGTCCGTCAGGGCATCCGCACCGATGAATACCTGGTACTGGTACACACGCTCGAAAAGATCGTTGCCGCAACTACTGGTTGTAGCCCCTCTTATACGACCGCTGGAACTTTGTCAGACAGGAAAATCAGCGTAGCTAAAATTTCGTCCAACCTGCAATGGTGTAAGTCTGACTTCATTTCAACCGCTTCGGCACTTTCAAATGACCCTTCTTTCGTTGGTAACGGATTGGATGGTTATGAAGTAAGCGCAGCAGTTCGTAAGATGTGGATGCAGCAGATGGTAGATGGTATCCGTAAAGATATATTCCGCCTGATGATCCTCGGAAACGATACAAGCGGAAATGCAAACTGGAACATCGCTGAAGGGCTTTTGGTTAAACTTTATGACGGTAATGCTTCTTATTGCGTTAAGCGCGTAGGTAACGACCTGCCCAACCAGCACAACAGCGTTCTTTCTGCCGGTCAGGCTCTTTCCACACTTCGCGCCCTGCATGAAGGCTCGCAGATCGAACTCAAGATGCTTCCTCCTCAGGAGAAGGTGTTCTGGGTTACTGCGTCAATCTATGAGAACCTGATGACATCTTATGAATCCAACTCTACCTCTAACAGCTCAACGAGCGATATGTTCCGCAACATGGTAGATGGTAACTATGAGTTGTATTTCCGTGGAGTACAGGTGAAGCCGCTTTATTTGATCGATAACTATCTTGCCAATGACAGCACTTGCCCTTGGTATGACAACGTCCGCCACTTCGCTATCTACACTCCCAAGGCTACCAGCAAATATTCAAACCTGGTATTCGGAACGGAGAAGGCAAGCGACCTGGATCGGATTGATATGTTCTACGATCAGAGGCTTTTGACCACCTTCGCACAATTCGAGGGCCGTTATGGAGTCCAGTACATCAACTGTAACCTGACCGCGTTCTACGATTAATCTATGAGCTGTAGCATATCAAGTGGGATAGGTATTGTCTGCAATGACCTTAAAAGGGTCGGTGGAGTCAATAAACGGGTCTGGTTGTTCAATTTGGACGATCTCAGAACCGGGATAGATGTCACACAAAGCTACGTTTCTACGCTTAATCTTATCACTTACGCGACGCTATACAAGTTTGAGGGGGCCAAATACTCCCATTCGGCGGAAGCAAAATTGGTAAGAACCGAGGCTGGGAATGTAAGCTGGGAGCATACTGTTAACCTAAAAATTAACAATACTTCTTATCAGGAAGATGCGGTACTTGAAGCCTTGGCGGTTGCCGAGGTAGGAGCTATCGTACAGACGAACAACAACGAGTTTTTGATCTACGGGGCTGGTAATGGTCTGATCTGCACAGAGCAGACCGACCCAACCGGGGTAAAACTTGGAGATGATGAGTCAACAACGGTTAAACTGTCTGGAAGTGAGTCCACGTTGCCTAAAAGGCTGATTATAGCCGCAGGCACGAGCGGAAACATCACTCAGCAAACGCTGTTCTACCTGAACGCCATTACTAGTCCGACGATTACGACCTAGTAGTTTTTCATGGGGTTTAAAAGGGCTATCAGAAATGGTAGCCTTTTTTATTTATAGACTTATTTTAAAATTAAAAACGTCATTGGTTTCTTTGTGATACCCGATGAGAGAAAAGCTGATTCAGGCAGGTATTTACAATCATCCAATAAAAAAGGATCACCCGTTGTGGGCTGAGGCGTTGAAGGCCTATAAAGAGGCTACGGGGGACTATTCTGCGTCTCTTTCGTGCGGATCCTGCGTCAATAAAATCAAAAGATGGCTGGAGAAGTAAGGCTATACCAGATTTACTTCAAAGAAGATCAGCTGGGGAACCTGTTTGACTTCGCCACTCCATATTTTAACGAAGGGCTAACGGTGTTTTTTGAAAATTCTGTGATTGCCAAGGTTATTCCACATGAAACAAGTGAAAAAGTGGGCGTTTGTTCGTGGCAGTTGAGGCAAAAAGTCGGGAACGGAGTCCCAATGAAGCAACCATTCACAAAAGAAGTCCTAGAAAGAGGTTATGACGTGCTTTCACTAGGCCGGAGAATGGTAGAACACAATATGCTGAACATGATGGAGCATTGGCATCCAGGTTCCAGGCAGATTTTGACAATGATCTTCGGAAAATTAGGTAAACACCTTCCAAAAGAGCCAAAACACGCTATTTATTCAAATCATTTCATGGCCCGGACTGACATTTATCAGGAGTATGTCAAGGATTTCCTTATCCAGGCCATGGAAGTCATGGAAACAGATGAGGAAATCAAAAAGCGGTGCATGGAGGACTCAAACTACTTCAAACTTATTAGGGATCCGGGTGGATATGGGAAAATCATCAAAGAAAAGCTAGGAATGGACTATATCCCGCTTCATACTTTCCTTTTGGAGCGGTGTTTTTCGTGCTGGATAAATGACAGGAAACTAAATGTACAATATCTATGATTTCTTTGATCCATCCATCACGAGGCCGGGCTGGCAAGTCATTCCAAACCTCTACAAAGTGGATAAAAGAGGCCGGAACTGAAACGGAGTTGATCGTGAGCATTGACTACACAGACCCCGTTAAACTTGCCTATACTGAGTTATATAGCGATATAGACGCAACCGTTCTTTGCAATGATAATACCAGCGTTGTCGAAGCCACCAACTATGCCGCCAAAGTGGCCACAGGTGATATTTTGGTTTATCTGTCTGATGATTTTGATTGCTTTCCTGATTGGGGAAAGGCAGTAGAAAAATACGCTAGAGAGTTGAATACGGATGAGTTTCTAATTAAGGTAGATGATTGCTTGCAGCCGTTTAATGTGGCCGTTCTAACGATTCCCATCATGTCCAGAGGGCTTTACAATAAGCTAGGCTACTTCTGGCATCCGGGTTACAAGTCGATGTTCTGTGATGAGCATTTGTACTGGATTTGCCACAGGCTAGGAGTATTGAAATTAGCCCATCATTTGAAATTTCCTCATAATCATGTTTCTGTAGGTAAGGCGCAGGATGACGAGACATATAGAAACAGCGCAAAAAATTGGGATCAGGGTAAGGCACTATTTGCACAACATAAAGCACAAAATTTTCCACTATGATACGAGAAAAGATACTTGATGAATATCCAAAATATATCATCTATGATGATGGTAAAATATGGTCAAAATCAAAAAGGTGCTGGATGTCTCAATCATTAAATTCAGATGGATATCCCACAATTAGGTGAAGGCTATAAGATGGCTTTATAGTTATTCAAAAACAAAACAGAAAGAATTAAGCGACCATTATGGGGTTTCACAATCACAAATATCGTGTATTATTCGAGGCGAACATTGGAAAAATATGCCTATATGAGTAAGGAAAATTGGCGATATATGAACAACGTACAGATACTTAATGACTTCGCATGGTGCTTTTGTGGGCATCGTGATTCACTCGATCAGGTTTATAATCTAGCCTTAATGGTTAAAGACGTAAAGGGCGATCTTGTAGAATGCGGGATAGCTTCCGGGTCAGGGATTGCGGCCATGAAGAAAGCCTGTCCAGAAAAGAAGGTTTGGGGATACGATTCCTTTGAAGGGATTCAGATGGCGGGGCCTAAAGATACAGAGCAGCCCGGGATAGGCCAGATTACCCATGATACGTCAGGGGATTTGCTGAAATCTTCAGGCGTTACCGTTTGTCCTAGGGATTGGGTTGAATCTTGCTTAAATGGTTGGGGATTCAAAGCCAATGAAGATTTTCAACTCGTAGAGGGATGGGTTCAAAATACAATCCCTGTTATCAGCCCCACTAAAATCGCCTTGCTTAGGTTGGATATGGATCTGTACGATCCTACCATTTTCGCTCTGCGTGCTTTCTGGAATAAGATGCCCAAGAAGGCGATACTGATAATTGATGATGGCAACCTGAAAGGAGTAGTTAGGGCGTGTAATGATTTCTTCAACGAGATAGGATATACTCCTAACTGGGTTAAAAATTCACTTAATCCTTTTTATCTAATCAAATGATACTATCCATCCTGATAGCTACCCTTCCCGAAAGATCGCACTTTCTTGACAAGATGAGGGCATATCTAGGCCCGCTTCCTGAAGGAGTTGAGATTGTAACAGATGACAGGGGTAAAAACATCCCCACGGGCACAAAGCGTAATGATATGATGCAATCAGCGGCTGGGGAATGGATTGTGTTTGTCGATGACGATGATCGGGTGGAGCCTGACTATGTTTCTTTGATAGTTGAAGCCCTAAAACAAAACCCGGACTGTGTTACTTTTCAGGGTACTTATTTGGATGTCTGCAATCCACGTCCCACCAGGATGGATTGGACTATAAAGCTAGGAGAGAAATACGAGGCTAGGGGTGAACACATTTACAGATGGCCTAACCATTTGTCAGTCATGCGGAAATCAATAGCCACGCAGGTTAGATTCCCGGACGTATGGCAGGGGGAAGACTACCAATGGAGCAAACAGATAGCCGATAGAGAGCTATTAAAAACCGAAGTCCACATACCCAAACAACTGTACCACTATATCTATGTCAGCCGCAAATAAACTATTCAAGCTTTCCATATTGATACCGACCATCCCGGATAGGAAGGATCAATTTGATGCTTTGAATAATGAGGTAAAAAAACAGGTAAGGGAATGTGATGAAGTACACCCCACATTAGGACTAGTCGAGGTATTGTTTATGTCAACCCCGACATATAAAAACGGGGGACCGTCGATAGGTGAGAAAAGGCATAAACTGGTACAGGCTGCAAATGGTGAATATCTCTGTTTCTTGGACGATGATGAGGGTATTGCCCCGAATTATATAGAGACGCTCTTAAGGCTTATGCACAATCAAACCCCTAGCGTGTGTACTTTCAGATCGATTGCCAAGATGGACAATTTTTGGTGCATTATAGATATGTCGCTGAAGCACAAAAAGAATGAACAGGCAAGCCCTAACCATATAATCAAAAGACCGCCTTGGCATATTTGCCCCGTTAGGTTCAACATCGCACAGGCTGAAGAGTTTAATAACTCAAACTATGGAGAGGATTGGGATTGGTTTGAAAGGGTGCTGTCAAAATGCACTACCGAATCGAAATCAAACGCTATAATTCACCAGTACAATCACTCAAATAAAAACTCACAAGCGGATAATATAACAACTTCGGTAGGATGAAAATCTATCTACATTATACTATCTGGAATAAGGCCGTCCACGTTCCGTGGATTTGCGAAGGAATAAGGGCGTGTATGCCAATGAATACGATACTTGATTTCACATTTGAAAACTGTACGGATAATAGTGAGGCTAATTTAGGTTGGTGCAGGCCAAAGAATGTCTACGGTAGTATTTACGGTTATGATTTGAGGGTGCATACCAGCACTAAAAAATACCGATGGCCTAATGTAAATGACGCTATTGATAGATTTATGAGGTCAGATTGTGATATTTTTTTAAGCCCACAGGATGACCAGCAAATACAAGATAAGGGGCTGGCGAAGAATCTTGTAAACTTATTCGAAAAGGAAAGGGGATTTGTGGGTATGCGTGATGGAGTTGGGGGCGTTACCGAAACCGGACACGATGGGCATTATTGGTCTTCAAACTTCAGCAAGGGAGTTCCTTCTACCATATGGCTTACTTCGGGACAATACAAGGAAGTAATATACGTAAACGATGGCCCTATTGCACTTGCAAAAGAAACGGTTAATAGGGTTGGCAAGTTTGATTTAGGATTTTGGGCGCACTATGCTGATAATGACTATTCTTTCCGGTGTCATGAGGCGGGGCTAAAAGTATTTGTTATGGGGGCTGAGATAGTGCATGAAAAGTGGAATTGCAAAGTTTGTGGAGGCGCGACCCCGTCAGAGGTATGGGCGCAGGAGTTTTCAAGTCACGATCATCTTTATTATAAATCTAAATGGCCACATCCGAGAGCGTAGCGCACCCAACCTGTCAGATACCTAACCTTGACACAATCTATAACCAGTACTTTGGTGATAAGATAGGATCATTTGTTGAGGTTGGCGCATTCGATGGGATGACTTATTCTAATACCTGGCATCTTGCTAATCGTGGATGGCATGGAGTTTATGTAGAGGCTCATCCCGATTTTGCCGAAAGATGCAAGGAAGTACACACAAAAAATAAAGTCATGGTTTGGCCCGTAGCGTGTGGTGCTTTTGATGGTGAAATAGACCTGGTTATTTATGGTGAGATCAGCACGACAAAACTAAGCATCTGGAATAAAGCATGGGGAATGAATGAATCAACGCCTAAAATAAGGGTACAGCAAAAAACGCTTAACTATATTCTAAGCCCACCACATAAGATTGATTTACTAGTTATCGACGTAGAGGAGGCAGAAATAGAAGTATTAAAAGGATTCACCATTGAACATTACAATCCGACTATGGTAATAATTGAACTTCATGAAAAACAAGGAACTAAGCCACATCAAAAGGGATGGCAAACACCTTGGGTAGATGAATACATGAAAGGATATACTAAGATTTACGCAGATCAAATCAATACAATATATGTACTCACAAAATAGAGAAGAGGAAGCCATCATTGATTACTTCGTCGGTAAGGTTGGGAGGTTCATCGATATCGGTGCCAACGATGGGAAAACTTTTAGTAACACCTATGAGATGGCCCAAAGAGGATGGGAGGGGGTTTTTGTGGAACCGTCACCGAAGGCATTTGCCAAGCTGAAGGAGAACTACAAAGATAAGGATGGATTCTATTTCTATCCCTTTGCTTTGGGGGATACTAACGGGGTGATTAAGTTCATGGATTCTGGTACACACCTAGGGAAAGATGATCATGGATTGCTTTCAACTGCCAATGAAGCGGACTATAATAAGTGGAGGGCATCTACCCAATTCACGGAAATAGAGGTTAAATGCTTCCGCTATAAGACATTTTTGAATAGGGTTAAATGGAAAGAGTTTGATTTGATTTGCATCGACGCTGAAGGTTACGATTTGAATATTCTAAGTCAGATTGATTTAAGGCATACTCAATGCGTGTGCGTGGAGTGGAACAGTTTCCCGGGAAGAAAGCGAGAATTTGAAAGCCTCATGGCGGGGTTTAAAATCATTTATACTTCCCCTGAAAATCTAATCTTCGCACGATGAGAGCCGTAGTATCATTTGCTAACGGGCATTATATCTCAAAGATGGCCCGACTCGAAGAAAGCCTAAGAGGCAGAACCGATGCGAAGTTTTTTGGATTCAACTCATACGATCAGATAGGGTGCAAATCCCATGATGTTATCCCGTATCAATTTAAACCGTATGCAATTCAGGCCGCAATAGACAAAGGGGCCGATATAGTTCTATGGTGTGATTCTCCAATTCATGCGGTCAAAGACTTAACGCCTGTTTTTGAATACATAGAGGAAAATAGTTATATGTTCTTCAATAACATCGGACACCCTTTGGGCAAATGGACTAACCAAAAGACGCTTGACTATTTTGATAAGACAAGGGAACAGGCCCTTCAAATGAAGCAGATAATGGCCTGTTGCATGGGATTTGATTTCAGGAAGCAATTTGTAAAAGATATTTTTGCCGACTATTACAATCTATCCGAATCGCTTTATCCTGGTTTATGGTCAGAACATCGGCACGATCAGACGATAATGAGTTTTTTAATCGAGCGTTACGGGCTTCATATCCTTACTGGGAACGAGACGTTTTTTGCCTATGGTGAGCATAGGGGAGTTTTGCCTTTTGCTGAAACAATATCCCTGATTAGTGGCACCTAATCTTGAAATATCCACAGTAATAGGTTGCCGGATGGGGTGTGATTACTGCCCGCAAGGAATACACGTTGCCAATTATGTAAAGCGATCCCGTCAAACCACAATGCAATTTTCTGACTTTGTTGACTGCCTGTCAACGGTCCCCAAAGACGTTGAAATAGTATTTGCGGGTATGGCAGAACCTTGGCTTAATGCTTCCTGTACTAACATGATCCTACATGCTTTTGAGCAGGGGTATAGCGTTGGAGTATATACCACCGGGGCAGGGATGAAGCCATCAGACGTAGAGTATATCAAGGGGCTCCCGTTCTCATTCTTTGCCCTTCATTTGCCAGATGCACACGGTAGGATGAAGATGATTATTACCGACCAATATTTAAAGGTACTCAGCGAACTTATTAAAATGCCTCACTCCTGTATGGTAATAGGAGAGCTTCACCCGGAAGTAGAGAAGATAACCGGACCCGTTAAAGATAATTCAGATGGCCTTTTATCCCGGGCGGGATTGATTAAGACCCTGGCCATACCCCGGAAGACCGGTAAACTTTATTGTTCTGCCTGTGGGCCTAAGATCGATCACAATATTTTATTGCCTAATGGAGATGTTCTTTTATGCTGTATGGATTATTCACAAAAGCATATAATCGGGAATCTATTAACCGGAGCCTATGAAGATATTTTTAAATCGGACGAGTATAAGCGCGTTTTACGTGGCCTTGAGCAAGAGGGTGAGGAAATTATATGTCGGCATTGTGAAATATCCAAGCCATATACTGATAGGATGGTATAGATTCCTTTTTAAATCCCGTTCTGGTATGGGACTAGAAAGGCTGTTAATTTGTAAGGGTTGTAAATTTAGGCGCGGTAGGTTTTGTGGGGAGTGTTTTTGTGAACTGGATGCTAAGGTAGAAGTGGAGGATGAGTACTGCCCTAAAGGCTTTTGGAACGTCAAAGAGCCGGGTTAGTATATCCCCCGGCCCCCGTTAAGCCTTAACCTCTGTGCGGAAGCAAATTTAAAAAGAACATTTTAAATATAAAAATAATATGAAGATATGTGCCATTTACAACATATGGGGAGATGGTGATTTGCTGAATCACTCGATAAAGAACATTACACCACTAGTTGACGGGGTTATCATTGTGGCCTCCATGAACTCAAATTATGGCGAATTTCAAGGAATAGACGGCATTAAAGCCCCCGGGGCGGAATTATTCATTTCGGATCCTAGCCCCATGTTAAGCGTCATGGATAAGGAAACGAGTAAAAGGAATTTTGGCCTACAAAGGGCCATAGAGCGTGGGTATACTCATTTTATCATGATGGACGAGGATGAGTTTTATGAACCGGATGAGTTTTTAAAGGAGAAAGAGAGATTTAAAAATGATAACCTTTGGGGTCTTGTCTGCCGTGTAAAATGCTATTTCAAATCTCCAACTCTAACAATAGGCTACGATACTACGCTTGTACCATTTATCCATAAAATAGTGCCCGGGCTGAGGTTTGAGTTCAATAAAAACTACCCATTTGCGTGGACTACTATAAACGGAGTGGCCAAAACAGAATCAAAACAGATAAGAATTGACCCCACCAGGAGCATGAATATCGACGCTGGCGTAGAGTGGTCAGACATCACCATGCACCATTATTCGTGGGTTAGGAAGGACATTAAAAAGAAGATTCGTAACTCCACAGCCCGTCATAACATAGAAAGATCACCCATCGTTTTCGATTATGGAAACGCAAGGCCGGGCTATTTTTGTGAATTTTACGGTAAGACATTGGAAGAAACGCCGAACGTTTTCGGACTTCCCGAAATAAATGACTCAAGTATTTAACCTTGTCCGTGAGCCGGTACAAACCTATCAGGTTGATAGGACCGACGGGACGCTACCTTATGGTAAAAATAACGCCTTCCCCCTTGAGCTTGCAATGCTCGTTCAAGAATCACCCGCTGCGAGTTCATGTATTTCTATCCTATCCGACTTCATCGAAGGTAATGGATTCTCAGATCCTTCCTTAAACACAAAAGTAATCAATGGCCAGGGTCAGACCTTCGGGGAGATTCACAACCTTGTAACTGAATCATACGCGCTTTATGAGGGCTACGTGCTACTCATGAAATATTCCCGTACTGGTGATATTACAGAGATTTTCAGCGTACCATTTGAGAACGTCAGACTAGGGATACCGGATTCTAAAGGGATAATTTCAAAGGTAAAAGTAAATCCATACTACGGGACGGCTCTTTATCAGAGAAGTTTTAGCGAAGAATATGACGTTTTTAACCCTGATCCAAAAGTAGTCATGGCGCAAATGGCCAAACAGGGGACAAAATATAAAGGGCAGATTCTTTACAGGGCTTTCACCCGTCCGCTTTCAAGATTTTATCCACTTCCTTACTACTATTCAGCCAAATACTGGATGGGAGTTGATGCTGAGATAGGGAAATTCCATGAGGGTAACCTGGATGCTGGGTTTTTTCAGACCGTTTTACTTAAAAAGGTTGGGAATCCTAATGCACCCAGTACTCACCCTGACGATCAGGAGACTGATTCAAGTGGGAATGTTCAATCTAAAAAAACATTAGGAGAAAGATTTGAAATAGACCTACAGCCCTTTATTGGGGCTGATAGCAAAACTAAAATGCTCGTATTGTGGGAGGAAATGAAGGATCAACTTCCAGAACTTCAGCCGTTCCCGTCGCTTCCAAATGATGCATTTTTCCAGACTATCCAGCAACTAACCACTAAAAACATTCTGATAGCTACGAAAATACCAGCCATACTCGCTAACATGGGGCAGGATAATTCCCTTTCTGACGGGAACCAGATGGCGAACGCTACAAGGATAATGCATGATAGAGTAGCCAAGACCCAAAATATGCTTGAAACGGATTATTCAAAGATTCTTTCAACTTTTAAAGTACCTTATACCGAACCGATAAAAATAGTTAACACCAATTCATTCGAGACATTAAAACAAATCGATCCTTTAATCTGGACCGAGATGACCCAACAGGATCGTGCTGAATGGATTAAGAAAAACACAGATTATCCCATCAGTCCTAAGCCAGCAGGAGCAACACCGGCCCCGGTTAGCAATTTTTCAAACGTGCTTTTCACGGATTATCCCGCTAAAGCAAGGCAGAACGCAAAAGAGGCCATGAGATTCATGAAAGAAAATCCAGGATGCGGGAAGCCTATGGGAAGACAGAGAACGCAGGACATTATTGATGGGAAACCGTTATCATTTTCTGACATCAGAAGGATTTATGGCTACCTGAAACGTAATCAGGAGCATGAAAACAAGGTTTTTAGTGATTCCTGTGAATCGGTAATGTATTCAGGGTGGGGTGGGACATCAATGCTTGATTATTGTGCTGAGAAAATAAATTTTATCAATGACTAGGCTCATAACATACGCATATCTAAAGCAAGAGACGGACATAGCCTCAAATATTGAGGTTGCCGAGTTGGATAACTGCATAAAGTGGGCGCAGGACAGGCTAAAATTCCTTATTGGGACGCTTTTCTATAATGAATTGTATTCTCAGGGTACGACTACACCAACCTCATACAGCACAACCAACGCCGCACTATATGACCCATACATAAAACAGTATCTCGCATGGCAGGCGTATGAATTTTTTGTATCAACACAGGCGCAAAACTATTCCTCACGGTCAGGATACAGGGTTCACAAAGAAGACAACTCAGATCCGGCCACAGACCAGCAGATGAACACCCGCGTAAAGATGGCTAAAGAACAGGTACAGTTTTATAAGGGGGCGATGATTAATTACATCATTCAACAACAAGCAATATCTAGTTCAAATTATCCACTTTATGTAGCCGACTGTTCCAATAAGAAATTTGGGTCAGGTTCAGGCATTACTGGGGTAGGGAAAATAGACGATTCACAAAACAAAATTTTCAAAAGAGTAATTTACAATGGCTATTAAATTTTTAAGTTATGGCAGATAAAATAGATCAAATCCCGTTTAAGATTGTCAGCGTTGACACGGCGGAGCATGAGGTTCAGATTGACTCATCCTTACTAGTTGGGATCACAAGCCCGATGACAGTAGTTGGAGAAGTCACAGTAGGGACCATCACATTTTCGGTTGGGAAGGCGATAAACAGCCAATCCGGTGCTTATGCGGCGGCATCAAACAAAACGTTTATGTTCCCGCTCCCGCTTGGTGTTAGTTCATTTCGCTATAAGGCAACAACAATCGCAGATGCATTCAATGGATCAGTAGTATGATCGAGAGCGTTTACGGTTTTGAGGCTGACGAGGAGGAGCTGAATCTATACAACGGTCAGGCCGTTTTAGATTTGGCTATTAGTTATTATTTCGATGATGACGATGAGACCGCTTATACCTTTCCGGGTTACGCATCCTCTTTCTTTTATGTTTATGACTCGCCAGAAAGGGTTGATCTTATCAAATCATTTACCTCACAGGTAACGCGTAATTCAAACGTACAAGTATTAAATCTCTCTGTATCAGATATGACATTTGATGACGAGGGTAAGTATTACTATGAAATAGGATACGTCAGGAGTGGCTATGAGATTGTTTTAAGATACGGTGATTTGTATGTCAAATGATTTAGTATCCATTTTAAGGACTAACAGGATTAAGTCAATCCTAACTAGTGTTGTTTGCACTACTCCTGAACTTACTATTGGCACCTACTCCACCACCTTAACATTCGATACAGATCAGGACATATACCACGATGCAACGGGGGAGAGTATAACCTTCACTTTAGGCGCAAATGGGGTTAACGGCGTTGGGATAATCCTTCGTCTGAACAAGCCTACCGCAGTGAGTTTTCCGGGTACGTTTGAGGCTTCATCCAGTTCGGTGGCGTTCAATGCGGCGAATCTCAATGTATGCTACTGTGTGTTTTACACTAATTGGAACGGATCAGGTCTGGACCATGTCACTTACAGAAACGAATTATTCACGGCGCAATGAACAAGAAACTTTGGTTTTATATCAATAGTGGTGGTGGCGGGGTATCAGATTCAGATGCACAAGCCTTTGTTACAGCCACAGGGATAACGGACGCCACGCAGAAAAATGCTATAAACGCACTTGTCATAGGATTGAAGGCCGATTCCCTGTGGACTACAATGTATGCAATATATCCTATTGTTGGCGGGACGGCAACCACCCATAAATACAACCTTAAAGACCCCAGAGACCTTGATGCGGCCTTTAGGATAGCCTTTGCAGGAACCATCACCCACGCCTCAACGGGCATGACGGGTAACGGGACGGATGGGACGGGGGACACAAAACTGACCCCTAGTGTTACGATGTCGCTCAATGATGCTCATTTAAGTGTTTATTCAAGAACACAGGCGCAGTCAGGCGGTAATGAGATTGGAGTACAGACAACGACCAACGGACTTAGTATAAATGTCAGGTTCACCGATGACAAAGTTTACTTCAGGGTAAATCAGAACACGGCTGAATCCGTAACGGCAATAGATGGCAGGGGATTTTATTTAGGTTCCCGTGTCGCTTCAGGCGGGGCCACTTTGTACCGTAATGGGTCGTCAATATTAGCGGGGGGACAGGTCTCGTCTGGATTAGCTACAAATCCAATCGACTTGATGAGTTTTAATGGGGGTTTTTATTCCAATTGCGAAATCGCATTTGCCACTATTGGAACCGGATTAGATGCAACCCAACAGGGGAACCTCTATACCAGAGTTCAAACATTTCAGACCTCATTAGGTAGAAACGTATGAGGGTGGCAAAGATATTTAGTTCGTTTGGTACCTATGTGGACCCAAACATTGCCGTTGGGGATTGGTTTCTAACATCAAACGCAAAGACAAGGGCATATTGGGATTTTACTGCGCTCACAGGGGCAGAGGATTCATCCATTACCTCAGTATCTGACCTTCGCGGAAACGGATGGACGCTCACAAATAACTCCGGGGGATTTACTCCAACGGTAGGATATCTTCAATCCGAATTAAATACCATTTATGCCCTGAAGGCATTAACGCAGAGCGGGACAAAACAAGCATTATTCACCAGTACCGCCGCAACCAATCTATTAAAAAACAGCGTTGAGGTTCATTTGTATGTCTGCCTTGTAGATGGTCAAAACTCAGCCACAAATATACTTTGTGGAACCGGAAACGGGGGCACTAAGCAATTTAGAATAACAGTAAACTCAACAGGAAACATTGTTGTAAACTATGCGGCGCAGGGAACGCAGTCTGTTTTGACGAGTTCCGGCGCAACGTTCCTTGATGGGCTGACCGGGTTCACTCTATTGAGAGTAGTATTTGATTTCACAACAGACACAATAAGCGGGTCAATAAACGGAATACCAATTACGTTTTCTTTAACAAGCGGTACGGCTATATCATCATGGGATCCATCACTTTTTGTTTCTACATCAGGTTTTGGAATTGGAGGAAATGTTGACACTGCTTCATGGACGGCTGATACAACTAACTACAAATATATTCTAAAGACTGCTGTTACTGATTTATTGACTGATGATGAATATCTGATTTTAGCCGCCTCATTTCTAAACTAATGAAGAAGATTTCCATCTTATCTGATCCAAAAACAAACCCCGTAACCAAGGGCGGTACGGTAAGTTTAGGATTAAGATTAGACGATGCTCCAAGTTCTGACGTTACGGTATCCTTTACAAGTGCCAATGGATATGTAACCCTTTCATCTCCAATTACCTTCACGGCACTTAATTACAAAACACCGCAGACGCTCACTATTACGGGCGTGTCTGATGGTATAGTTGAGGGTAAAAAAACTGACACCATTATTTGCACACCATCCGGAGGGGGGTATTCATCACCACTTTCGTTTGTTCTAAACGTATGCGACACGGGGTGTGACAGGCAATTCGTATCGGGTTACAATTGGATAAGCGCAAAGTACAGTATAACCATGACCTCATCTGCTGACATTGCGGCCAAGAGGGCTTACATGATAGGCTATGTGTTCAATGGAAATGGTCTGCCGACAGCCAACACGCCAGCCGCTATTACAACCGGGTTCACCGGCACAATAAACCAGACTACAACCAGCGCATTAGTAGGGGCAAGTTCAACGAATAGGCTAAGATGGGATTTTACTGATGGTCAGGGGTATGTATGGTCAAGCTATACTTATCACATATTAAACGCAACCCCCAACGGTAAATGTGTTACTGTTTCGGGTGGCCATAGTTCAGAATCAAATCATATTGATTGTCTTAATGCGCTCCTGGGGCAGGGGTTTGATATTTTCTATGTGGCGTTGCCGTGTACTTTTCAAAACACAGAGACCAATCCCAATATTGTCGGAACCGGAACGAGTGCCCATAATGATTTTCTAACTGGTGGATTGGACAGCGTAACATTCAATGCGCTTGAGATATTTTTCTTTGAGAAGATAAGGAACCTGAACTATGCAGACGCCAATTACTCTTATACGGAGCATTATGTAACCGGATGTAGCGGAGGGGGATGGACAACGATGATGCTTATGGCCCTTGACACCAGATTCAAGAGGGGTGTACCAATGAGGGGGGTAAAGTCTATTTTATTCAGGTCGTTCACAGATGAAAGTTCTCCATCAGGTTGGGATTTTGAACAGGGGCCGCCAGCAGGATTGGGATCAAGAATAGACACCTTTTATCAGACCTGTACTTATTTTGACATTATGCTGCTGGCAATAAGCGGGGGCAGAACCTGTCACTATACTCATCATTTTAACGATAGCTGTTGCCATTATAAGTACACCTATGACCTGTATAAAGGATGGCTTCAGGGTAAGGCGATAGAGTTCGGGGGAACCTATAATCTTACAATAATAACGGACCCGACATATTCGGGACATGGTTTTAGAACGCCAGA